ATGACCTAAAGCCTGACTTTGTGTTTGACTTGGGGGATGGCGCTGATATGCGATCCCTTAATACCTTTGACACACGCTCTCCAGACTTACTCTCCACCAGAGACAACCATTCCCGCATGAAGGTTTCCATGTCAGGCTTCTCGGTATAGGCTACAGAGTTGTTAGCCAAAGCCCGATGCTTCTGACCTTCCCACCAGCTTCCCGACTTGGCATGACGCATACGATCATCAGAGAGGTTAGACAAGGAAATCATAGCAGAGCGACGGACCCCTCCAACTACAACAACCTCACCAATCTTGCACATCAGATCGTGGCACTCAATAGAGTTGAGCTTACGTCCCTTGGCACTGACAAAGGTGTTCACAGTGAAGTTAAACAACTCTACCAGAGGTGCAGGACCAGATGCACGACCACCGAAGGTCTTCAGCTTGGCACCAGCAGGGCGAACCTTAGACGTATCCCACTGGGGGATTTCACCCGCATACAGCAGGCTGATCAGTTGACGCAGTGCCTTAGCCCAACCTTCCTTACTGTCTTTGACTACAATAACAGTCTCGCTCTTGAACATTTGCTCAGGAACTTCTGGGAGCTTGCTAATGTACTGACGCTCTACAGAGAAGCCAACACCAGTACCACAGAGTAGGATGAACATAGCCTCATCAAAAGACTTGGGATCATCTACAGGAAGGTACGAACAGTTGTAGCCAGCCGTATTGTCACGCTCCAAAGCAGGACCAGCCGTCATTAGTGCCCGCATTGAACCAACCACTTCAAGCCCAAGAATAGCCTGACGGATTTCATTAACTGTGGTAGGGTCTTCGACTTTGGTAGCAACCACGTTTTTAATGTACCGTTCTACGGTTTCACCCCAATTTTCACGTCGGTTCTCAGAGTCAATCCACCGGGCATAACGCGAAGTTCCGATGAAGGACTGATAGTCGGTAGGCAAGTAGTTATTCATGTGATTCTTTCTTATAGAGTTTGTTTAAGAGATTTACAGCGTCGATAGCATCTTCTTCTGTCTGAACACAAAAGTGTGTTATGTCATAGTAGGCTCCGTGTTCACAACCACCCTCGCTCTCCATGATGAAGAAACTTTCATCCTCAATATCCAACTCATAGTAGAAACGCTTCATTCTACACTCCTAATCTGTGATAATTGCGATACGATGGGACTGTACCACGATACGGTTGGCATCTACCTCATGCTTGGTAGACATAGGGTTCTGGATGTTCCACTCTACCAACACAACAGGTAGGGTTTTGTCTTTGACCTTTTGTAGTCTTTCGATCAGTTCTTGGACAGTCATCAGAAGTACTTCTTGGCAACGAGATAGAAGACTAGCGACAAGGTGAATGCGACAAGGAACCCAAGCCACAAGGGGCTAAGAACCCACCACCAAGACCAAGCGATAGAGCCTGCCAGCTTCAGGCTAATGAAGAGGAGTGTCAAGAGGGGAAGAAAGAATTGCATCAGATAAGGTCCTCCAAGGATACTTTAGGGTAGTCAGGGTTTTTGATGATCTTACCATCTTCTCGACGTTTGATAGAACCATCAGGTTGACGCATACGGCCCATATTATTTTCATGGACCCGCTTTAGGGCTTCCTCGACATCCCAACCACGAGCATTAGCATAGCCGTAGATGACATACAAGAGGTCTGCTAATTCTTTTAGTTCAGCAGCAGGGTTGTAATCTTCCCCATCAATATTGAAACCGGGAGTAAACTCTGTCTCTGCACCCCACTCTCCAAACTCCTCATCAATAAGTCTGTCATAGAGTTTCACATCAGGGACTTGACCACTTGCTTTGGCGTACTCTTTAACCATCTCTGTAGGTGTCTTTTGTTCTACCAAGTCAAAATAACTCCAACCATTCTCAGCACTTCCTTCAAGTTCTGTTACCATGTAGTTCTTCCTTTGAAGACTGTTTCTTGCTGTTTAGCATGTTGCGGCCAGAAGTACCAACAGAAGTTATCAACACTAGTGTGCTTACTGCCCTTGATCCACTTGAGCCTACCTATGGACAGAACCTTCTGACACCTAAGCATAGCGTCCCCGAAGTAGACGTTCTGCATGTAGTCTGCTGGCAGCAACAGCCAAGTAGGTTTCAAGGTGATGAAGTGATACAGCATAGGCATTAGGACAGCCCTAGTGAACGGTGGGTTCGTCACAATCAAATCAATACCTTCTAGATCACCCCTTGTCAAGGACATTGCATCCATGACCTTAGAACTAGCTACAGTCTCACGAACATCACTGCGCCACTTGCATGTAGCTACATCCATCAGAAGGTCTTCCAGATCGCCATTACCGTAGCAAGGTTCTGCGTAAGTCTTACCCCTAATGAAAGGGATAAGAGGTTCTACTGCTTTGGGGTCTGTCGTTGGGTAGAAGTCTTTTGGTACTTTCTCGAAGTCACTACGTTTTCCTATGATTTACCCTCCGTACTGACGCTCTAAGGTTTCCATACTGATCCACTGAGGCTCATAAACCCCATTTTCGATCTCCCTCTTCACAAAGATACCTTTGGCCCACTCGCTGTTTGCCTGACCAGCCCAGCTTTCCTCTGCGCCCTTAAAGCAACCAGCCACAAGACCAATGATCGGTCGAGGGTGGGCAGAGTCTTTGAAGTACAAACTACGCTTATGGCTGTGGCCACAAGTAGAACTATGGTTCCTGTTAGAGATGATGCTATAAGCATGGTGCATCCCTGATGTAGCTGTACCATAGTTACCAGAACTGAAATAGTGAGAATAAGAGACACCATCATAATCAGCTACAGCAGGGGCTGAGTTGTGGTATTCATGGTACTCATCAAACCAGTGATCAGTTTGTAGGTGTTTGAAAGAGATACCATACTTGGAACCCTCAAGTCGGGGGTCTTGTGCTATGGCCTTCTTGATCCTGTTTTCATGGTTCCCCTCAAACCCAATGTAGACAGGTTGCTTACGCTTATGGTAGCGGAACTTCCAGCGCATACGCTCCATTGCATCATTGTAGTGTTCGACATCTGCTTGGTAGGACTGAGACACGATAGCTTGAGGATAACGTGTGTCAAAGGTATTAAGGGATCGCATATCAGCGCCATCCCCCAAGTCAAACACAAAGTCAGGCTTTAGGTCATACAAGAACTCTCCTAGCCAAGTAAACCTCTCATTACTGACAGAGGGGTCAACATGGGCGCAAGAGAAGACTACGGCTGTTTTACCTGTCATACGAAGATTACCTTAGGTTCAACACTGTTATAGAAGTGGCTGACGATTGAGTATGCCTCATTGAACTCCTCAAACCACAAGGGAATATCTACAACCTCCTCTTGGTCATTGATCCGGCATTTGACTTCCATCATCCACTCACAACGATCAGGGATACCTTCATCATCTGGGATGTAGTCTCGGTGCATTGGCCCTTCATTGACATGGAAGATTGTGAACTTAGTTAGACCCAAGTCAAACATATGCTCTTCAACCTCACGGTCAATACTTTCTTCTTTGGCAATCAGGTATTCGTCAGAGACTTTCTGAAGCAGCCAATCAGAGACTTGTCCAAGAGCAAGACCAATATTAAACAAGAGGTAGTCTTTCATTCTTTGATCCATTCTGTAGGGATTGTTTTGTCAGACCACTTAAAACCGTATTGGTCACACCACATGGCATATGTCGTTTTAGAACCCTTGTACAACTTCGCCCTAGAGTTAGAGAAGACAAACCTGATGTCCAACTCTGGGTGCTGCTTCTGTATCAAGAGATGCTTCTTTCGGTCCTCGGTCTTGAATAGTCCTTTGGTTTCTACGATTATCCCATTAGGAAGCTGGAAGTCTACAGTGTACTTACGGGTCTCTGCTAGTTCGTAGGGAACCTTTAGTTTCTCGTATTCGTAGGGAACTCCAGCTTCCTCTAGTTGTTTGGCTACCTTCTCTTCAAGACCAGACCTGTAGCCATTCTTGATGGCCCTAGCCCTTACGTTGCTTACTCTGGGGGTTGCCACATCTGCCCCTCTTCCCTACGCAACCACAAGAGCCTAGCGTTCTCTAGTACACGTCCCTTGTCACCATCGTAGGCTTTGACTACAGCCTCGTACAGGTCCTTCTCCTCAGTCAACCCTTCCAAGAGTTTATCTGCTTTCACAGGGCCAACTCGAAGCAGACCCTTGATGTTGTCGGCTGCATCACCAGTAAGGATTTGCTTATAAAAGAACTTGGTCCCATCGGAAGGCTCAACAAAAGTCCACTCACCCTTTACGAAGTTGAAATGCCAACAGGGTATCTGTAGCATATCTTTGTCGATAGATGCAACAACTGTCGTCTCAGGATCATTCTTTGTAGCTGCAATAGCAATGGCATCATCTGCTTCTTGCCCATTGATAACCACACCCCGATAACTGTCTACCAGATAACGTCTAGCATCAGCCAGCATAACAGGCTTAGGGGTTGATTTACGATTACCCTTGTATTCAGCAGTCACAGCGATGTCGTGACGGAAGTTATTCCTGCCAGTCAGATACGTTGTGTAGTCTGTTCCACTAGAGAACACAAGAGTTTCCCCGATGATGTAGTCCATCAGGTCGTCTACTTTAGCCTCTACTTCCCAAGTATACCCCAGATCACCTACAGAGAAGGCAGCGCGGTATGCTATGATATCACCATCAATTAGCAGGGTCTTTACTACTTCTGGCTTATCCATGAACGAGAGCCTGCCAACTTACCGGATACAAACCTTGCATCACTTTGTCGATTTTCGATGCTACAAGTCGCGTTTCGTACTGAGTATCGTCTTTAAGTCGAAGAACGCACATATTCGCGAAGGCATCCATTGAGCCACTCCAATACCATTCCGTCAACTGAGAAGTTGGCATAAACATGCGGGCTTGCTCTGCACACATACCCCCCGTAACCAATCTGGCATACAGTTTTTTCATCTCTTCGTAATAGCTTTCGACAGACGAGGCAGACTCAGTAAACAACCCGAATTGTGTAAGCGCAACATTCTTTAAGAACAAGCGAAGCTCGTCTTTATTTGCATTCAGGAGCATAGAGTTTGCTTTGTGGCTTATAACCTCAAGGTTTCCTTTTACATAACCCAAGGCAGAATCAATGCGGTTCACAGAGGGAGAGTTTGGTTGTATCGTTGTTGCTGCGTAGTCCAACTCAAACTCTAAGTATTTGCAGTATCTTGGCCGACCAAGATCAAGAAGATCATCAATCGACAGGTCAAACTCGATACTCCTTTTTTGGGCGGACTCTCTCAACGAACTGTGTTTAGAAACTGCCCAACCTTTGTCGGTGTACTTACGATAAAAGTGACCTTGACATGAGGGGGAACAAAAGACTTTTGTGGACTCGTCTACTTTTCGTAGGAAAGTCATCTCTGATTTACAGTAAGCGCAAACCTTAACTCCATCAACAAGAAGTTGTTCTTTCGAAGAACCCTGTTTAACATTCTCTGCCATCTTCCGCCACACATCAGGCACATAGAACTCTGGCTCTGACGTGACATAACGACGACTAATCTCATTCATACGCAGGTATTCATGCTTGACCAGTTGACGTGCTACGAAGATAGGAGCCTTGATATGGAAGGAAGCGAAACAGTGGCCGAAGGGAGAGTAGTGTTTGTGTTTGGCAAGGTACTGAACTAGCTTGGCGTCTTTGTCTGACAAGCAAAGATCATCACCGAGGCGACAATCCGCACACCACTTGTCATAATCCCAGTCTGCTTTCCAGTTTGTACCCTTGCAACCAGAACAGACCCACTCACTCTGCTTACCAAAACTCACACGAGCCGCATTGACAACACTAAGGTCCGACCCCATACTGTCAATCAGTGTAGCTTTGATCATCGTACAGTTGCCACTTCTTCATTGTTGTCCTTAACAAACACCACTTGCTTGATATAGGTATAACCAGCAGCCCGAGTGAACTGCAAGATAACCTCTGCAAAGTCATGTAGATACTCTACACCACTCTGAGAGATAAGAACCTCGTTGTTGACATCTTCTTCAATTTCGTGGTTAGCATACAGGGTAACTTGCATTTACTTCACCTTTTTATTGTAGGTTTCCCCCAGAGCCATTAACTCTAGGGGCAGAACAGAGGGTTAAAACTTAAGCGTCCCAGACATCCGCGTACTCAGACTTCTCGCGGTTTTCAGTTTGCTCATACTCTACCAGATTGGTGATAGCAATGGCTTCAAGACGAAGACCTGCACCATCCGAATACATATCGAAGCGGACAATGGCTTCAGAACCATTCCCAACCAGACCACAATCCGAGACAGTCCAGACTTTCTTGTTTGCCGGATCACGAAGGTCGAGGACTTTAGGCAAACCACCATAGTTCACCTCGGTGGTTCCACCCTTTTTGTTCTCGAACACCTTAACGTTGTCTTTGTAGTTACGGCTCAGCTTGATGTACTCACCAATACCGAACTCCTGATTGCCCTTCTTGATCCGGTCATGGCCCATAGGCTTCAGGTCAAGGCCAGCAGCAATCAACTTCTGTTTGTCTTCCTCAGAAGTAAAGTACACGTTCAAGGAAGTCTGTCCGCCTTTCTTTGCAACAGTTCCTTGTGCAGACTTGATGGGTGCCTCTGGATCACCTTTGTCGTAGTTCTCTTCAAACACACGGGTGTATTCCAGAACCATCTTCATGTCAAACTTCATCGGGTTATTTCCTCTCGGGGGATTTCATAAGTCAGGGAACTAACGGCCCTACTATAGTATAGGTACCTTTTTTAGCCAATCGTCAAGTGATTCTAAGCACTTGGGAAGAGATAGCTAATGTGTGATCCTTTTGTCACACTTATTGCTAGTGTACGTCTGCATAGTTGTCTCCAGTCTTCCAGTCAGAAGATACCCTGACGTTCAATTGGAGTTTGTTATTCAAGGCTTCTTCTACCCTCTGGAACAACGGGCCAAAGCGTTCTGTATCACCTTTCTTGGTGTAGAACAAACCCTCATCGTGGTATTGCATGACCATAGGGACACCTTCCTTACGGACAAAGGCCAACCAGTTGTCAAACACATAGACGCCTGTACTTTGGTTCAAGGTACTAAAGGCGTCCTTGATTGCACGAAGATTGTGCCAGAAGCCAGAGACAGGGTTCTGTAGCCACAGAGAGCCATCCTTAAGCACCTTAGTTGCCTGCCTGCTGCCAATCTCCTTGATAGACCAGTTACGGTCCCAGTAAGCATCTATGAGTTTCTTAGCCTCACCTACAGAGCAACCTAGTGCCCTTGACAGCTTAGGCGCACCAACACCGTAGATACAACTGTAATTTGCTGCTTTGTAGCCTTTACGGATGGCTTTAAGGTGTCTAGCACCACCAGCGTTGTACTGATCAATCTCCTCTTGGCTACACGCACCTGCAAACTTAGCAAGGTCGAGGTGAGGATCGAAACCATCTGCACTCATAGCTTCAACGTAGTCAGGGTCAAGAGGCTGCATGTAGTGTCTTTTGGTAGTGTCTTCGAGGCTAACCATATCTGCACCCACCAGCACATGATCATCAGATGGGGCCAACAGACAGGCCCTAACCTCATGCCCATAGGGCTTGTCTACACCCGGTAGATTGGCCAGAGGCTTCCTATGCTTGAACCTGAACGTGTTTGTAAGACCATCAATCGTAGACTTGATCCACCAGACACCATTAGCATCTTGCTTTGCAGCGTTCAGGTAGGCTTTGAAGATACCGATCCTATGGGTCAAGACAGTCAGACCATCAAGGTATTCGATAGCAGGGTCTTTGTCTTTGAGGGATAGAACAGACTCACATAGCTCACCATCCTTACGAACTTGCTCGATCTTACGTTCATTACCGTGTTCGTCTTTGTCATACTTGTAGGTGCTAGGTTGCCAACCAAGACCATAGAGCCAATCCTTGATCTGAGGTACAGAGTCAGGATTACCTTGCTCATACCTATCCACTACTCGTAGAGGCCCCACAGTGCCCTCTGGAAGGCCATAGTCACTCAGGGTAGAGAACCACCGCTTTCCATGCTCAGAGAGCGTCCCATCGGCCTTGTAGAGCTTCTGTGGCTTGTTTACTAGCTTGGTGATTGCCTTCTTGGGCATAGCCTCTGCTAGTTCTTTGGTTTTTACCTCTTTCAGGGCTTCCAACTCAGTAAACATCTTTGTAGCCAAAGAGTGATCTAGGCGAATACCCTGCTTCTCTGTATCGTTAGCACACTGCATCTTGAAAGTAAGGTAACGTATGAGACGAATGGCATCATCGGAGAGAGACCCATCATCCTTCTTACCGTAGAGAGCAATCAGTTTGTTCCTCAGACGTAACCACAGGCGCATGTTGATCTTAACGTCTTCTTCGCACCTATGTGTGTAGTCTTCTCTGGTCAGGCTATCCCAATCTGTGACCTTAGGTTTAGGTACACCAAAAGTCACACCATAGGCTTCCAGACCATAGTTAAGGCCCCTCTCAGTACGCTCATAATCCAAATACCAAGCAAGGACTAGTGTATCTACAAGGATAGTCTTCTCACCCGGGCGAATGCCATAGACCTTCTCAATGGCATCCAGATCGAAGCGTAGGATGTTGTGGCCAATAATCATCTCTGAGCTATAAAGCTGGTTTATTGCTTCTAGGCTATAACCACTGGTAGGTTCAGACATAGTGTTGTCTTGCCACGAGACTACGTGAACCTTATCCAACTTGTCGAGGAATCCATTAGTCTCAATGTCAAAGACTATCTCCCTCATTTGTGATCCTTCAACCCTTGCTCATATCCAGCCTCGTATGCCTTTCGTAGGAAGTTCTCCATCTCAAAGAAGAAGGTAGAGTTGGTCCTATCGAAGTCATTTACAGGCTTGTGTTCATCTGTCTTGTCTTGATAGAACCAATCTTCAAACTTCATTCGTAGTCCCTAACTCCATGTTTATAGACATCCTGCTCGATCATCTTTAGGATCGACTTCAGGTCTTCCAAGTCTTCCCCAGTAAGAAGAGGTGTGATTGACCAACCTGCCCCTTCCGGCATAGGGTAATACTCATGTACTCCATACCACACACCAAGATCATCATCGTGCTTCATTACCTGATAGTGCCAAGTAGACATCACAGAGGTACTCCATAGTAACGCATGACAATGCGGAAGGCTTCTCGTTCTAGAGGTTCCATATCTTCATCTTTGTAGTGCCATTTGAGGCCATCAATGGTGAGACGATCAAGGGCCTCAACGGACAATGTTGGTTCTCTCTTCAAAGGCTCATCCTTCCACTCAGCTACGATGTCTTGCTCTGGGTGACACCCCTCATAACCAATACCATCAGCAGACCAAAGAAGTCCATCAGATTTCCAGATATTGACAGGGGGCTGGTTCCTGAAAGATTCATAACTCTCCACTGGACCAACCTTACGACCATCACGAGTGACGTAGTATTTACCTTCTTCCAGCTTCATCTTAGTCTCCTTGGTAGGTTGTTCTTCATCCTTTACTTCCTCAATGAGGTCTTTGGGGTGCCACGGGTGTGGTTTGTGATAACCGCCTCCCGAGGTCCAAGTATCGCCCAGATTGTCAAAGAAAGGGTACTGCCTAAAAGATACTTCACTCTTCTCAAGAGGTCCTTTAACTTCTCCGTTCCTGTTCTTGTATTTCTTCCCTGCTTCCAGCTTCATCTTAGTCTCCTCAGAATCCAAAATCTGTATCTCCGCTTGCTTTGCGTAGTTTGACGACAGTATTCTCCGCAACTCCAACAGGATCGTCAAACACACTCGATTGGTCTTCACTAGCACCAAACCGTTCAGACACCATAGTGGTCTGGCCATCATACATAAGCATCCCACAAGCACCAGTCAAAGCAAAAGGGCGGTTCTTGGAGGTAGTCAAGTATGTAGTGTTCTGCTCTCTTGGGTCATCAGACTTCTTATCCCGCTGCATCTCGATCACCATGATAGCCTCTTCTTCGATAGATGAAGCATACTTAGTTCTACCATCCCCATTGACGTGAGAGATACACATGATCCCCACATTCTTACGTTTGGCAAACTCTGTAAGTTTCACACCCAACTCAGTCAAGGCAGATGTTGCAGTCTCTGTGCCACTCAGATAAGCCAGACGCTGTAGGTGGTCAACGAAGATGTACTCAGCCCCATAGACAGACACAGCATACTTACATTGCTTCAGACAGTCCTCTACGGGGTTCTGTGGATTGATGTCAAAGGAGATGAACTTCTGATCACCTACAACAACCTTTAGGGCTTCCTTGACTTCTGCCTCTGACACACCACTCTTTGCTGCATCTTCCTTGGTCATGACGTTCTTACCAAGCTCATAGGTAGCCATAGCTCGGCCAGTGGTGGACTTCATCTCTTCCATCATCAGGACTGCAATAGTCTTACCGTGAGTTACCACCAGATCATGCTGTAGCATACGAAGCATACTCGACTTGCCTGTACCCGGAAGAGCCTTGAAGATAGTGATCCCACCCTTGACTAGGCCCCGATTGATTTCATTAAATCCCCTGATGGGGGTAGGGGTGTACTCATATGGTGTCTCGCTCTCTAGGGCATCGAACCAATCGTCTACAGAGACTACAAAGCCAGCAGGAGAGTAGGGTTTGGCTTTCCACCAAGCATCACGATAGTCCTTCTGTTTCCCTTGGAGGAGGAAGTCATTCGCATCCTTGACTGTCCCGTGGTCCATAACGAAGACTTTATTAGGGAACAGGTCAAACAAGGTTTCCTTGATGTGGTCTGCCTTACCATCGTTATCAAGCGACAAGATGATCTTCTCGAAGCTGTCTAGCCACTTGAAGCACTTCTCCCAAATGATCTTCTTGGGGGTAGCTGAAGGCAGGGATACTGATGGTGTGGTGTAGCCATTCTGAGAGAGCATCTGATAGGCAGCCATAGCGTCTTCTTCACCTTCGGTGATGACTACAAACTTACTACTACCAGAAGGGAAGTTGTTCATGCCAAACAGTTCATCACTGCCAAGACCTTTGACAGAGAAGCTCTTTTCGTCAGTGTAGCGAACCTTGATCCCACCGGAAGGGTACTTGTACTCTACACGATTAGGACTGGGGTATTGCTTTACCCCATAGAACTCTCGGACATGAGCCTTGATCCCACGGAAGTCAGCATAGGTACCGCCCTTACCGCTCGTTGCTGCTGGTGGTGTAGACCTATTGTCATGATCTGTGTCAAAGACATCTTGCATTGCGTCTGTACTCTCCTTCAGTATCCAAGGTTTGCCATGCTTACCGTTCTTGGCCCATAGGGTGTCCTTGTATTCCCATGTACCCAAGTCACAAGACTTGCAGTGACCAACCTTACGTTCTTGGTTCCAGCAGTAGGCATCGCTACTACCGCAGTTATCATCTGGACATGGTAGATGTGATTGCTCAGACATACTATAGTTCTATCCTTAGGTTTTCCCCTTGAGGGGTAACTACAAATAATGAAAACAAAGACAAGAATCTGATACTATAGTTCCCTACTATAGTTCCTATCCAAAGGACTTGTTTTTTTTCTTCTCTTTGTCTTCACGATAGTCTGAAACTATAGTAGGGAACTATAGTTCCTACTTACTTATAGGTACCTTTTTTGGTTTCTGGTCAAGCAGTTCAAAAAGTATACCCAAAGTGTTGCTTGGAAGTCACATAAGTATCTCCCGTATCTTCTCTACAGCACTCTGGTAAATCTGGTTGACCCTCTGTTTGGAGAAACCCAGAGCAACACCAACCTCATCCATCTTGTAGCCATGTAGAGCAACCTTACGGAACACTGATGCCTCTTGATCATCTAGTGCCTTTGTGACTGCCATACCTAAAGCCAGTAGCTCTTCGTGGGAGCCTTCTACAGCCTCTCTGTCCAAGGTGTCTACAGATACATACTCTCCTGTCAGAGCATAGTACAGGGCCTTCTCCGTGGTGCTGAGGCCATCTAGGGTCTCTAGGCTATCCCACCTCTTCTTGAGACCATAGTAATCCTTACGAGAAGGTACTTCGATAGCCCTATTCCTGAAATTGGTGTAGCTATACATAGACTGTCTGATCCTTGTCTCAATCTTATCGTGGTCAGTCCAACCTTTAGCTACACACTCCAAGTAGGCAACATAACCTTCCTGCACTAAGTCTTCCCGTTGATCTGAGGCAACCTTGTACCTTGAGGCATAGTTCCTACAAAGCTTGTAGTAGTCAATAGGCTCCGTCAACGGTTAATCTCCCTATCCCAATAGATGTTTGTCAAGACAAGGTCTACTAGAGGTTTCCAAGCATCTGGCATAACACCAGTGGCTTCAGTAACCATATCCTCATAGGTGTAGTCACAGAACTCTGGGTCTGTTTCAATCTCATACCACCAACCAGTCTCGTCGTCACACACATAGCAAACCCCATCAGAGAAGAGTTTGGCTGTAATGACTACAGCATTCCCAGTGGAGGGGTCTGCAATATCAATAGTGTACTCGTCGTTCTCTACGGTGTTCATCTTTTCGTCCTCTACTAGAGTTGTACATTCACCTTGCTGTAGGTGATTTTATTCTTTATCACCCTTAGGTGTTCTTCACAAGCATAATCATACAGAGACACAAAGAGGTCATCTATTGTCTCAAACTTTGTTTTAGATTGCCATTCCGTTAGCCCTACACCACCAACAAAAACCTTTCTATTTGGATTATGTAGGTCGCTTCCATCGTCTGCAAACCATTTTCCGTCAACGTCTTGATGTACCACCACTTGAGGTAGATAGTTCTTACGTCCCCAGAGCATCTTTTACTCCTTCTATTTTAGATAGCTCTTACAACAATTAAGGTCTTAGTGCGGTAGGCATAACCTACTACGTCACCACAGTCATACACAACCCCATCGCGTATCCCAATACGAGCAGGATACTCAGAGTGAAAAACCTTAGCTACCTTCAGAGCTGTTAGCCAAGCTTCTGGTGCAAAGCCAGATAGTTTTACGTCAGTCATGGCGGGCCTCTAGTGCGGACAGGGTGGCAGAAAAAGCGATAACGGCGCGGCCCAAAGCTAAACCGTCGCGGCTATTTCGATAAACGTCGCGCAACACATTGCCCGCCTTTACCAGCGCCGCCACCTCGGGCAGGGCCAACGCGGCGGCAAGCAGGTCAGCGTGGGTGGGGAGGGGGATGGCGCGGATAGCTTTTACGTCCTCCATCTGGCAGTTTGCGGGGTCATTGCATCGCCCGTAGCATCCGCCGCAGTCTATTTCCGCAATCGCTGCCTGCTGCATCACCACCGCCCCCAGTGCCGATCGGCTGATCAGGTCACTCATGGCTTGGACTCCTCTGCTTTTTTCGCGGCATCAAGGGCCAGACGCAGATCACGAGAGACCCACCCCGCTGCGTGAAGGCAATGCTCAAGGGAATGCCCACTGTAAGGAGAGCCAGTCCCGGCGTCTCGTGCCCGCTCCCCTTCTCTAAGAACATTAAGAACCCAGTGTCCCAGTTTTTCGTTAAGTGGTGTTTCGCCTTTGGATACTCGGATAGTTCGCGGTGAAACAACCGCACGAGCCTTTAGTTCTGATTCCAGTGCTGAACTATATGTTCTTGCTTCGGTCAACTCGCTGTTGAGGCTGTTGACTAACGCTTGAAATCGCTCAAGTTGGAAGTTGGCCGTTGAGAGGTCACGCTTTAGTTTATCTTTGTCACTCATGGCTGTCTCCTTTTGCTTGTTCGACAAGGTGGTTTTGCACCGCCGCGATACCCTCCACCAGAACGCTCGCCATACTGAACGCAGCACTGTCCTGCCGTTCATGTGCCGCACCTATAGTCGCGTTCCAGAAGCAGCCAAGGGCGTCGGCCAAGTCCGCAGCCGTCAACGGCTTCGCACCCCGCAGCCGCGCCAGTTCGCGGGCTTGGGCCTCGATCAGATCAGCGGCGTTCCTGATGCCGTCGCAGAGGTATTCATACCCCGTGCCGATCAGATCATCAGCGGCGCTGCGAAGATCGGCAACTTGCTGGCAAGCATTCAACGCCGCTTTCCGGTAGATCAGTTCGTCGGTCATGTGCTTTCTCTCTTTCTCATAGTAGTACCTCTACTACAGACCCTCTTTGATGTAGTCCCCGAAGATCACACCAGCGTCACGGCTACGCACAATTACCTTGCGACCAATTTCACCGATGGGAGTAGGTTTGGTGGTTTCTTTAGTTTCCTGCCCCCCAAGTGCACTGGCAATCTCGATCAGGTCTTTCAGGTCTTGGATGTTCATTCTGTTTTTCCTACAATCTTAAAAGGGTGGTTCTTGGTTAGGGTAGGCTGGTAGCCAAGAGGTTGAGTAGTACACACCCCTACCTACATATTCAGTTTTACCTTTGGCTACAGACACTGGTGCATGTACTTCAACTACAGGATCAATGTCTACCTCAAAGACCCCAAACTGTTCGAGTTCTTTCTGTAGCCACAAAGGTAGGTTGTTTTCCATCTGGGGGTTCATTCTAGAATATCTTCCCAGAGGGGGTTGTTGTGTTTCATAACGTTACGTACTGCTTGTGCAGCTTGGATAGGGGTGATGTCGTCCCAACAATCATCAAAACCATCTTCCGAACCTAGCACCTTTGGATAGAAGAGGGCATTAGACACGTTTTCCTTGAGGCCCAGAAGTTCTGTGGCATTGACCTCGATGCGATCAAGGTTCACACTTTGTGGGATGTAGCGTGTAACTACATAACCAGCAATACAACATTCCGTACCGCACCAGTTTTTCTCGGCGCTGGACATCGGGGCGTCCAACAAACGGTTCATGTTGAATTTGCGTTCGGGCGCACCTGCTTCGAGCCACTGTGCTACTTCTTCGAGGCGTTCTTTGTTCATGTCAGTCTCTCCAAGTTTGAGTATTTCTGCTGTGGGGTTTAGGGTTCAAGTAAGATCAACCAGAGGATTAAGCAAGCTCAATCAGACAGTCAAGCAAGCTCGACTACTTTATCCATGTAGAAGCTTTTCCACTTCTTGTCCTGTACATCATAGATAGGGCACTGTCCACGCTCTTTCATTTGCTCCCCTTGCATGACACCACGCTCAGACCCAATGATGTGGCTCACAGGAGCAAAGCAACCATTGATTACCCGCAAAGAGCCATCTTGCTTGATGAACTTCACGGTGGCAAACTGCCCTTTGACCTTACGGCCAGTGACAAAAGCATCTACAACGGTACGCGACAAGTAGTTGGTCATGTTCTTAGCTCTCCATATTGTCTTGTTCGATCTGTTCCAGAGCATTTTCATATATCATCTTCATCACGATGTCAACTGATTCGTCCATGTAGTCCCACTGTCCTTTCAGGTCCAACTGGCTGTAGGCTACAAGACCATTCATCAACTCAGAAGTGTCCTTCGGGGTCTTCTCAATGGCGAACAGGGCAGCTACAAAGACACGCCCAAGTTCCCGGACATTCGATACAGCCTGCTTATTGTTAGAGATACTCATTTTCTTTCCATCCTTTCATCGCGCTTGCGTTCATAAAGATAATCCGCTCGATCATCTGCTTCATCTCGTAATGCAGCTTCCCAGTCGAAGTTCTCAGCAGCCTCAGCTTCCATCTTGATCACAGCCATCTGCCCCCAGACACGGATGACCTGATCTACTGTC